GGTCACATTTTGGCCAGCCATCGAACTGCCGAAGAAAAATGACATGGTGCTAGACAAGGTGTTTTTAGGTGAAGCTTTATTGGTATGGAATAATTTATTAAATAAACCCATGGCATCAACTCCTTTCAGTCCTACGCAATTACAACATCAATAGGCCTCGACCATCATAAACAGAATCACCATTATCCTCATTTCGGATAGCACGATCCAGTCCCATAATGGTGGCCACTACGCCATCAATTTTTTCGGTTGACTTAGCCTTATCCGGTTTAATATTTCCGGCTGGGTCAGTGCGGATGTAGATGTTATCCATCATCCAGCGTAAGACCGGATGACCACCATGAGCGATCTTCTTTTCCAGAGTTAATCGCATTAGTTCTTTAGTTGGAGGCGTCATGTCCTTAAATCCCTGGCCAAACGGGACCACGGTGAATCCCATACCTTCAAGATTTTGAACCATTTCGACAGCTCCCCACCGGTCGAAGGCAATTTCACGGATGTGATATTTCTTTCCCAGATCATCAATAAAGTGTTCGATGAATCCGTAGTGAACTACATTACCTTCTGTTGTTTGCAGATAACCTTGTTGTTTCCAAATATCGTATGGAACATGATCACGCCGAACTCGTAAGTCAACATTATCTTCGGGAATCCAGAAATAGGGTAGAAGGGTATAACCTTCAGAATCATCCCTTGGTGGAAACACTAGAACAAAAGCAGTGATATCAGTAGTCGACGACAGGTTGAGTCCACCGTAACAATCTCGTCCCCGTAGTTCATTAGGATCAACTGGGAAAGCACAAGCATCCCATTTATCCATCGGCATCCATCGGACATCTTGTTTAACCCACTGATTTAAACGGAGTTGACGGAAGGTGTTTTCTTCAGCAGGATTTTCTTTGGCTGAATTATAGGCATCTTTTACTTTCTCCATTTTGACTGTAATTCCTAAAGAAGGATTAGCTTTTTTCCAGACTTCGGGGCTCGACCAATCTTCATCCCGACCAGCACCATAAATTACCGGATAAAAGCGGGGATCATGTTTGCGACCTTTCATGATATCAATTGCTTTTTGATGGACTTGATAACAGATTGAATTTTCATCATTACCAGCAGTGGTTATTAGAAAGTAAAGAGGTTGCGTTCTGGCATCCCCTGATCCCTTCGTCATAACGTCATAGAGTTTCCGGTTCGGTTGGGTATGCAGTTCGTCAAAGATAACTCCGGACACATTGAACCCATGTTTAGAATAAGCGTCAGCAGATAGAACCTGATAGAAACTATTAGTGGGTTCATAGATCAGCCGTTTTTGTGAAGCGAGAATTTTGCATCGTTTCTTCAAAGCCGGGTTCATTCGTACCATATCAGCGGCCACGTCGAAAACAATCGCTGCTTGTTGCCGATCAGCGGCACAACCATACACTTCGGCTCGTTCCTCACCATCTGCACAACAAAGCAAAAGAGCGACTGCTGCCGCTAGTTCTGATTTTCCTTGTTTCTTTGGAATCTCAACATAAGCAGTATTGAATTGGCGGTAGCCATCAGGCTTCAGAATACCGAAGATGTCACGAATAATCTTTTCTTGCCAATCAATCAAGTCAAAGGGTTTTCCTGCCCAAGTTCCCTTAGTATGGCAGAGACATTCAATGAAAGAAACTGCAAAATCAGCTGCATCTTTGCTGTAAGTGGAATCCTTAGCCATAAAACGAGTTGGTTTATAATCTTTTAACTTTCTCAAGAAAACATCACTTCCTTTCATTAGTACTAAAAAAGCACTGAGAATGAACTCAATGCTTAATGATTAATTGAATTTACCAGTTAAAATCAAATTGACATAGCCGGCCCGTTCAGTAGTCAGGTAATCGATCAAATCGTGGCAGTTGTAATAGTAGGCCAGTCGTTTAACATTCTCGATATCAAACATGTTTACTTCGCCAGTATTGCGAATTTGTAAGACCTGCTGGCGAATGCGGTCACGTCTAGCTAGTTCATTTTTGATTCTGCTCATGATTAGGCCTCCTGATTCTTAAAAGCAGCTGATCCGGCTAAATTTCGTAACAGTACTTTCCGTTGTGTTTTGTATTCGGGACCGATAAAACCCAGGCGTAGTAGAAAACAACGAAAAGCATATTTCTCATTGCTTTCTTCATGAGGTTCTGACACAATCCGTTGATGATTTTTTGCATATTGCACAAGTTTGTCGATAAATTGTTGATAAGCTGTGGCATCATCAAGATTTACCTTGTTGAACCAGTTAAATGTCACCTGTTGATCATCAACGTCTAGTTTTAGCGAATCGAGCTGACAAGCATCTTTGATTAGCTGTCCCTTGGCCCAAATTAGGTGACGCAGGTTTTCTAAGGCTTGATCGGTAAAGTCGTCTCGACGGTAAGCAAGATGCAATTTGATAATGTTAGCGGGCCGGAAACCAAGTTCTTTAAGTTTGTCGATTAGGTTGGATGGAATCTCATCAGGGGATGAAAGGTTCCCATCTTTACTGACAGTGTATTTGCCAATCTGGTATGCGTAGGTTGGTGTGTACTGATATTCAGCTTTTTGTTGAGTATAGTTAGCAATCTGTTCGACTAGCTTTTTACGCTGTTGACCATGAACATTAAAATTAATTTCCATATTCTGTACCTCCTTGTTTGATCACTGTATACATCACTCTAAAAGGCGCAGATAGCAAGGCTTTCCCGCGCTTTAGGCCGGCTTCTTTAGATTACTGTAAGGAATTATATGACCATCTCTTTCCACACTGATATCTTGATCCGAATTGACTTGTTTGATGTAGCGATTAACAATCACATCACAGTATTTAGGATCCAGTTCCATCATGTAACAAATCCGATTAGTTTGCTCGCATGCAATCAGAGTTGAACCGGATCCACCGAATGGATCGAGAACGGTACAGTTGGACATGGTGGAATTCATGATTGGATAGGCTAGTAGTGGGATTGGTTTCATCGTTGGGTGTTCCTTACTCTGCTTTGGGCGATCAAATTCCCAGATGGTGGATTCCTTTCGCCCGGTGTACCATTCGTGTTTGCCATCTTTCTTCCATCCATAGAGTACGGGTTCATGTTGCCACTGATAGGGAGAGCGACCAAGTACTAATGATTGCTTCTTCCAGATACAGCAACCGGATAAATAAAATCCAGCATCTTGGAAAGCACGGCGGAAGTTAAGGCCTTCCGTATCGGCGTGAAATACATAGATGCTGGCATCGTTAGCCATTGCTTGATTCATATTTTGAAAAGCAGCAAGCAGAAACTGGTAGAACTTGTCATCGGCTTGATGATCATTCTTGATCTTGCCAGCTTTGCTAGAGTAATCGACATTGTATGGAGGATCGGTTAATACTAGGTTGACCTTATGATCACCCAGTAATTTCTGGTAGCTTTCTGTTTTAGTAGCGTCACCACATAATAAAGTGTGTTTACCTAAGTGCCATAAGTCACCAGGCTTTGAAAAGGTCGGTTTATCCAATTCGCTATCAACGTCAAAATCATCATCATGCGTATCGTCAGCGGTGCTAAGAAGGTCTGAGATCTCATTCTCGTCAAAGCCAGTTAAGGAAACATCCAAGTCGCTGGCTTGTAAGTCAGTCATTAGCAAGGCCAACTTGTCTTTATCCCAATCACCGCTGATTTTATTGAGGGCAACGTTGAGAGCTTTTTCTTTGTCTTCATTTAAATTAACGACAACACACTCGGCTTCTTTGATCCCTTCATCCTGGAGAATCTTTAACCGCTGGTGTCCGCCAACCACGCGACCAGTTTGCTGGTTCCAGATGATTGGATCAACGTAGCCGAATTCTTTCATTGAGTGTTTTAGCTTTTCGTAGTCAGGATCACCTGGCTTTAAGTCTTTTCGTGGATTGTAATCCGCGGGGATGAGGTCCGGTATTTTTTTCTTAACAAATTTCATTAGTTCATTCCTTTCCGACTTCTTAAGAGTCGTTCCATGACATCATCTTGTGGTGTTGATCCTTGATAAGTCGTGGCATTGTTTTCTTTAACCACTTGAAAAATCTGAAACCATAATTGGCTCGATTGCTTCATGTAGTCACGACTCATGGAAACATATGGTGAAGCAATTGCATTACCAGTGGTAGGGTGGCGAGCGAGAAAACCAAACTTAGAGATACATTCTTCGCACTGGATCCACCGGCTAACGCTAACGGCATATTGTTCAATCAGCTGAGTGTTAACTAGCTTTTCACAACCACGTTCGACCAACCATTCCCAGGTTTCTTTGAAAATATCAGCGGCGTCAAATTCTAAACCATTCTTCTGTTTGGCCTTGAGGTATTTCTTGACTGGCGGCATCACGTGGCCTTCCAGATTAGCTGGCTCTGGCAAATCAATGACGGTTGCTTCTTGGCCAGCTTCGAGCTTATCGTGAAGTGACTTAGGTTTACGTCCAGCACCAATTCGGGATCCACCACGATTCGTACCATCTTTAGCCAAATCTCTCCCTCCTTCCGGCAGGGGTTAATACCCTGTTTGATTTCGATTTTTTGTACACGAAGGCCCAGGCCCGCTCCCGCGCGAAAAATTTTTAAGGATTTGATGGCCCCCTCCGTGGTTTAGTAATGATATCGACGTGGCTTTTTATGCCAGCGATCATCCATCTGGGCGGTGATGCGGGAGTGGCATGGCTTACATAATGCCATCAGGTTCTTGAACTCGTTGGTGCCGCCGTGTTCCAGAGGCAGAACGTGATGGACCTCGGTGGCTTGGGTATACCTTCCTTG